GCAGGAGACCTGATCCGTGAGCAACCCCTCGACTCCCCATGACGGCGCCGGAACGGTCCTCAACCTGTTCGGCACCGTCTACACGGTGACCAACATCGTCATCAGCAATGCGAACCCAGGTGCCGCCGCCGAGGCGACCGTGGACGTGGGGCACCTCGGGCAGACGACCGGCGAGACGCTGGCGACGCTGAGCCGTCCGCTCGTGATCCCGGCCGACGACGGCGGCACGGGCCGCTCGGTCACGTTCGACTACCTCGGCAAGACGATCATCCTCGACGCCTCGACGGGCACGATCACGATCACGACCGGCGGCACCACGCTGATCAACGGCAAGGCCGCCACCGTGTCGTCGAGCACGCTGACGCTCGCGACGAACGACGCGATCCGGGGCCAGGCGACGATCACTGTGGCTCGCTGACCGTGACGGAGGTCCGTCATGGCTACGCGAGTCTCGGGCGTCTCTGTCACGTGGGGCGGCACCGCCGTCCAGCAAGTCAGTAGCGTCACGCTCGATCTCGTCCGCGATATGCCTGCCGCTCGCACGGCACGGTGGACCCTCGACCTGGGCGAGGTCACGCTGCCTGCGTTCACTCGCACGGCGGTGCCTGAGAGCCAGTACGGCGTGCGGGCTCGCCTCACCGTGACGGCGCAGGACGACCAAGGCACCGCCACATCGAGCACGTTCACGGTGTTCGATGCGGACTGCGTCTACCTCGGTGCCGAGGTTCGTGGCGAGCTCAACGGCGTCTGGCAATTTGACCACCGGTTCAGAGTGATGGATACGGTCGGCGTGACCGCTACGTATCCATCGTGAGGTGAGTGACACATGGCGACACTGACGGCAGAGCAGATTCTCGCGAGCAACGACGCCGGGCTCATGGGACCGATCACCGTGCCCGAGTGGGGCGGTGACGTGTTCATTCGCGTGATGAGCGTCGGCGAGCGTGACTCCTATGAGCGGCTGTGGATTGGCAAGAAAGATTCCGGCATCGAGAACTTCCGCTCCGAGTACCTCGCCCGCTGCCTCTGCAATGAGAAGGGCGAGTTGCTCTTCACTCGTGCCCAGGTCGTCGCGCTGGCGAGCCGCAGCGGTGCGGTCGTCGGTCGCCTCTTCGACTCGGCCCTCAAGCACAACAACATGACGGAGGCCGATGTCGAGCAGTTGGCAAAAAACTAAACGCCTCGCCTTCGCGGAGGTTTCTCTTCGCGCTGGCGGGGCATCTGCGGATGACCGTTCGCGAACTATGCGAGCGGATGGATTCGCGGGAGCTATCGGAGTGGATGGCGTACACGAGGTACTTCGTGCCGCTGTCCGACCCGTGGCTCCAGACAGGACTGCTCGCATCGATCGCGATGGCACCGTACACCGATCCGAAAAGAGGCAAGCCGCCGACCGCAGAGGATTTCATTCCGAAGGCACGACCACCGCAGCACGAGTCGCAGGACCGCGAGGCGATCCTTCGGCTACGGCGTGAGATGGGGATCATCGACTAATCATGGCGAACATCCTCGGACTCGCGCTGAAGATCAGTGCGGACTCGACGCAACTGAAGCTCACGCCCGCAGAGCGTGCCCTTCAGTCGCTCGGTGCCGAGGCTGACAAGCTCACGAGCGTATTCGCTCAGTTCACGGGCGAGTCGTCTGCCGCCTCCGCTGCGCAGCAGAAGTTCGCCACCGACCTCGCGTTCCTAAACTCGGCATTGAAGACCGGGCAGATCACCGCCCAGCAGTACGCCGAAGAGTTCGCGAACCTCGCCCAGGCGTCGGAGCAGGAAGCCGCCGCGCTCCGCGAGGCGGCCCGAATCACCGAGTCGGTGCGGACGCCGTTCGAGAGATTTCAGCGCACGGCAGGCGAGCTGGCGGTCCAACTCGAAGCAGGGCGGATATCGCAGGAGACGTACAACCGGGCGGTCGAGCAGGCGTCGAAGGGGCTGACGGACGCGGAGCGTGCCGCTGCTGGACTCGCGGTCCAAGACCGTGCCATCGAGGAAGCCGCAGCAGCCGCAGCGGCAGCGGAGTCGGCTCGCGTCGAAGCACTGCGGCGAGGTGCCGCGATCACAGCGTCGCTTCAGACGGACGAAGAGCGACGCGCTGCGAGGCTTTCTGAACTCGACGATCTTCTTCGCGCCGGTGCGATCTCTGAGGAGACATACACACGTGCCGTGGAGCAAGCTAGTGGCGTGCAGGAAGCAGCGTCGCGTGCCGAGCAGGAACGGCAGAGAGTCTTGGAGGAAGGACGACGCATCACGCAGCAGTTCGCTACGGTCGAGGAACGTCGGGCCGACGAGCTCGCCAATCTTGATCGATTGCTCGCTGCCGGTGCGATCTCGCAGGAGACATACAACCGGGCATCCGCAGAAGCGAGCGGTGCGAACGAGGCTGCGGCACGCGCGGAGCGAGAGCGAGCCGACGCCACGGCTGCGGCGAACAGAATCATTCAGGCGGGTCTCACTCCGCAAGAGCGGTACGACGCCGCAATCGTAGAACTGCGAGGGCACCTCGAAGCCGGTCGCCTGTCGCAGGATCAATTCAACCGTGCGACCGAGAGGGCACGGCAAGACCTCGACCGCACGACAACGTCAGCGCGAGCGAACGACCAGGCGTTGCAAGGCATCTCGCGTCAACTCACAGCCATCTCCCGGCTCCAGATCGGGCGTGCAATCGTCGATGGGTTTCAGGTGTTGTCCGGCGCTGTGCGTAGTGCGACCAGCCAGATCAGCGGCATCGTGTCGAGCGTGTCCACGTCGCTCGATTCCCTGAACGACCTAAGCAACCGCATCGACGTGCCGGTACAACAACTCCAGGGGCTCGGGCTCGCCGCGAAACTGTCTGGCGTGGACACGGAGCAGTTCGCCACGGCGGTGACGCGGCTCGGCGTGTCGATCGGCAAGGCTGACCCAGGCGGTGCGTTCGACAAGACGCTCCGTTCGGTAGGCGTCTCGCTCGCCGAGATTCGCGGGCTGCGGCCCGAGCAGCAGTTCGAGGCGATTTCGGCGGCGATCGGTGCGTTGCCGACATCAGCCGACCGTGCCGCCGCTGCCGTCGAGATCTTTGGTCGGCAGGGTGCCGCCCTCGTCCCGCTGTTCAAGGAGGGCGCTGCAAGCGTCGAGGAGCTCACAGCGAGAGCCGAGCGTCTCGGGATCATCGTGAGCGAGGATCAAGTGTCGAACATCGCCAAGATGAACGACGCGTTTGACCTCGTGCGGGCGACGGTCGAAGGCATCATCGGTCAGGTGACAGGAAATCTCGCGCCAGTCGTCACCGCGATCGCCGATGAGTTCCTCGCGTTCGTTGAGTCGTTCTCCGGCGCGAATGGAGAAGGCGGCACGGCGATCGCCGATGCGATCACGGACACGCTTCTCAACGGTGCCGAGTTTCTTGCGGGCGTGTTCGATTCGTTCGTCTCGCAGTTCGGCGACCTGTCCAGTGTGCTCGTCGATGCCGCTGCTGTTTTTCAGGCGACCGGCGAAGTGTTCACGATCGTCTACGAAGGGCTGCGGGCGGCATTCAATGCGTTCGAGATTGCTGGAAACTCTCTCGCCCTTGCTCTCGGCAAGGCGCTCGAAGCGATCGGATCGTATCTCAACTCGGACCTCGAAGCGTTCGGGCGTGACTTGGTTGCAGCGAGCCAGGCGGCACTCGACCAGAACGCGCAGGAATTGATCGACGCAGCGTCTAGTGTCGGCGACGCTACCGATCGGTTGCTCAATGGCACCGACGGCGACGCTGCGGCGGCAGGCCCGGCCGAGCAGTTTATCGAAGGCATGAGGAGCCGGATCGAGCAAGCTCGCTCTCCAGAGTTCAAGGTCAACACGAACATCGACAAGACACGCGAGGCATTCGACGAGTTTTTCAACGGCATCGTTGATGAGTCCAGCCGGGTGACGGGCTTGATGCGTGAGTTCGAGGCGGCCGTTGCTGCGGCGCAAGAGGACGGCGCTCTCACTGCGGACGAGATCGAACGAATCAACGAACTACAAGAAGGGGTCAACGCGGCGATCCAGCAGGAACTTGCCCTGCGTACCGAGGCGGTGACGGCGGCTCGCGAACAGGCTGACGCCGACGCCAAGCGAATCGATTCGCTTCTCAAGACAACCGACGCAACGCAAAAAATCATTGACGACCTGTCGGCTGTCGAGCGTGAAATCGCCCGCGTCCAGCAGGAGATCTCCGAGACCGGTGCCGGTGACAGCGGTGCCGCTCAGGCGAGGCTCGACGAACTGCGTCTGCTCCAAGGGCAACTCGACGAGCAACTACAAGCCGCAGCCCAAGGGTTCGAGGGCGGCTTCGAGAAGGCTTTCGAGGCCGTGGGCGGCAACTTCAACCGTCTCGCCGAGCAGGCTCAGCAGTTCGGCCAGGCTGGCTTCGACGCTGCCGCACGACTCCAAGAGGGGATTGCCAACGCCCAGGAGCAGGCCCGTGACGGCATCCTCAACCGCGAGGCGTTCGAGGCCGAGGTCGCCCGGCAGCAGCAACTCTTCGAGCAGGAACTCGCGAACGTCAAAGCGGTCGCCGACGAGCGGGCGAAGGTGAACGAACTCGTCGATCAGCGGTTCCTCCTCGCCCGGTTCGGTGGCGATCAGCAACGCCTCACGGCGGCACAGAACCTCGCGGCATTGGAGCGTGAGATCGGTCGCGTCCAAGCTGACGTTCAGGCGGCCCGTGCTGCCGGGAACCAGGAGGAGGTCAACGCCGGGATCGCCCGCCTCGGGCAACTCGACCAAGTCGCCGCACAGGAGCGGGACATCGCGAGCGGTCGTCGTCAGTTGGAGCAGCAGCTCGGGCAGCAGAGGGAGCAGTACCTCAAGCAGTTGGAGCAGCAACAGCAACAAGCCCAGCAGGCCCAGCAGAAATACCTCGAAGAGCAGGCGAAGGCCGTCGAGGCAGAAAACCAGCGGCAGGTCGCCCGCATCCGCGAGCTCAACACGCTCGGCTCGGGTGTGATCCAAGGCAACGACATCCGCACCGCCGAAGGTGCGGCGCTCTTCCTGAACCTCGCCGCCAATCAGCAAGACCCGGCGCTCATCGAGGCGCGGCTCCAGACGCGGCGGCTCACCGAACTACGTGACACGCTCGTGGCGATCTCGGCACAGTTCGCCGGGCCCGTCGTCCAGATTGGTGGAGGAGTCGGCTGATGGGCGTCGCACACCATCGCGAACTACCGCGCTCGAACAAGTTCCGCCTCGGCGAGGCCCGCGACCTCACGCGGCAGTTCGTCATCACGCACGACGCGTCTGGGCAGGCGACGACGGCGAACCAAGTCGCCGCCGCACTGTCGCTTGACATCGGCAGCGCTCATCCCGAGTACGCCGACGTGCGGTGCGTCGAGATTGAGTACGAAGAGAACTACGAAGGCTCGCAGTACCACTCGCTCCTCACCGCGAAGTACGGCTTCCCGAGCGGCGGGCTCGACCAACTCGCGGCACCGACGAGCCGCCCGGCGCTGTGGACGTTCACGACGCAGGGCGCGACGGTCCCGGCACTCTTCTACTACCACGGCAGCGGCAACGGCGATCAGCGCCCGCTCACCAACTCGGCCTACGACTACTTCGAGGGGCTCACGACTGACGAGGCTCAGTGCAAGGTCGTGATCTCCGAGAACCGTGCCACGTTCCCGTCGGCGCTCGCGATCGCGCTCACGAACACGATCAACTCGTCCTCGTGGATAGGAGGTGCGACGCACTGCTGGAAGTGCCAGGGCATCTCGGGCGAGCTCAAGTTTGAAGAGTACGGCGGCACGCTGCATCGCTTCTGGGCTGTGAAGGTCGAGCTCCTATTTCGTCAGACGGGCTGGCCGCTGCAACTGCCCGACGTGGGGTTCAATTTCCTCGCTGGCGGACAGAAGCGCCGTGCAATGGTGTTCGACTTCGAGAATGCCGAGTGGGTTGCCTCACCCGGCCCGGTCGGGCTCGACGGCAGCGGCGCGCAGACGCTCGGTGCTCCCGCGATCCTGACGCGTCGAGTCCATCGCGAGGTGAACTTCAACGACTACTTCGGCTCTCCCCCGGCGTGACCTATGGCCGACCCGGTGATCTTCGATCGCTCGTCTGCCGAGCGGATCGCGAACGCCGTGCGTCGCGTCGAGATCGGCGATCGCACCGAGAGCCCGCTGCGGTTTGACACGGTGCCGCCGCCCCAGCAGCGCAAGACATTCCGCATCGCGACGTTCAGCGGTGCGTGGGCGATCAATGCGACGAAGACCGTCACGTTCAAATATCAGACTGCGACGCCGAACACGGCGAGCGTGGTGAATCTGTTCTTTCCGTATCCGGCAGTCACGAGTGTGACCGACTGCGCGATCGCGAAGGATGGCACCGCGTGGCATCTGATCGACGTGCCGTTCGCGACGGCGACGGCGGTGTTCGTATCTACGACAGCAGCACAGACTGTCGTCAGCAACGTAACGGTACAAAACACGTTTGTCGCGACGACCGCGAGGCTGACGTACGTGCAGAGCGTTAGCGTAGCGGCATCCTTGAATACGAACAACTGCAACATCACGGTCACTACGAACCAAGTCACGGACGCGTCAACCGTTGTTACTGGAGGATCTGTTTCTGCCACAGTGAATCGCACGACTGTCTCCATCAATGTCGTCAGCGCCACCTACACGGCAGCATACGTTCGGTTCGGAGCGACGTGATGGCATGTCCTTGCTGCTGCATTCCTGCCACGGGCTGTACTTGTGCGGTCAGCGACCGCTTTTCGCAGTGTGTCATTACGATATCTGGCGTCACGAGCGTCAATCCCGCAGAGACAGAAATGAAGGAAATCTGCGAGTGTGCGAACGCTACAGTGATCGTGGACTTGCTTCAGCCAGTAACTATTGTGCCGGTCTGTGACTTGGAGTTTTTTTCTACACAGTTTGAGCTGCGAGGGACAGTGTGTCAGTTCCAGCCTGTAGCGCCTCCTTTCTTGGTCTTCCCCAATTACCCACGCATAGGCCATCTTGGCAATCTAAGTCAGTTTGTTGTTCGTGCGAA